AAAATAGGGATCATCATTTTGCTCTTGTAACTTGTGAAACTTTTGATATTGACCTAAAGTGATTTCGCTTAAATCATTAGGAACACTTAACTTCTTTCTCATAACTATATAACGAATTTAATTTACGATTTTTAATAAATAAAAAAGTGAGCTAAACACACACCAAACCACTTGGAAAATATGTATGTCTGCTCACTACCAAACTACTCAAATTAACTAACTAAACTAAACTATGAAATACTAAGTGGTTTCTTGTAGTTTCTTTAAGTTAATAAATTTTTCTTTTATTCTACGATACTTTAATATTGTTTTATTTTTGTCCTCTCTGTAATCACTAATAGCTATCTTGTGCTGTGCTAAATCTTCTTGTACTCTAATTACATAAAATGCAATATCTGTAATTGCCTTAGACAATGCCTGTATTTCTTCATTGTCAGGTTTTAATTTACCCCACTTTAAAGCTAACTCAGTTACAAGGTTCATATTAGTATAATATTTAAGATCGTGTAAGTTCTGTATTTTATCCATATCTAAATTTAATAAATTTTATCCATAATAGATAACCATAGCTAACCAATACATAAAAAATATTGATGCTACAAATAAAAACTCTCCAACTATCTTTAGTATAAATTTAACTTTTTTCATATTCTATTTTGTCTAATCCTGTTATGTTACTCCAATAGCTTGTGGCATAAGTTACAAAATTGTCTATATGCCTTTGACCATTAAATTCTTTTGTTACTGTTGTTACTCTACCAGTATTAGTTGTAAAATGTATTGTTGCTTTTATCATAATATTGTAAAATGTTTTGCACCTCTACGTGCTGTTTGTTTTGCCTTTAGTAATGCTTGTTTTGGACTTATAGCTTCTACCTCTACTATATCGTAATCGTAACCATTATCCTCATCTCCTATAAACGATAAAAACCAATATTCTATTTTATATACTTTCATTTAGATGCGAGAGCAGGATTCGAACCTGCGACCTTGAGTTTATGAGACTCACGAGCTGACCAACTGCTCTATCTCGCAATTTAGAAAAGGAGAGAGGACTTGCACCTCTCTTGTAGGGATTCGACCCCTACCTCACACTTTGTCTCCTCTTTTTTATTAAAGGTTACTTTCCCTGCTTTTTCGTGCTAACGATGATTTTAAAAATCTAACTCAATACCTTTAAGATTGAGACTTGATCTAATATCTGAGTAGCATTTAATTCTCAGTTTTCTAATTTAGTCAAGTGCATTTAATATTTTAATGAACTTTAATACTGCTAATATACAACTTATTTAGTTATCCACAAAATATTTAATATCTTTTTTAAGAAATATAGTAATTACCTCTGTTTTTATTTTGTAATTGATATGTTACAGCATACCTAATTGCATCTAATAAGTGATTAAATTTATCAATAGGTGTGTTAGATTTTCGTTCTAACCAAGCATAATTGTTAAGCTCTTTAATAAGGTTTATACTATCCTCATCTATTATTAAATCGTAGTCTTGCAATAAGCTAATACCAAAAGTAACAGAACCCTGTCCTTTTATACTTGGCACTATATTACAATGTGATCTTATTTCTGAGATTAGTCTAGGTTCTGCTGAATCTCCTACTATTAGTGATTCTCCTGCAAACCTTTTATTTAGTGTAACAAGCTCTGATGTTGTTAGTCTAGGTTTGTAAAAACATTCTTTTAAATATATAACCTTATTAGATATGTCTATACTGGTTGCAACTAATGTGCTAGGGTCTGCTGCAAATCCATAGTCTTGCCCATATACTGTTTTACCTACTTCTTTAAATTTACCTATATTCCAATTAGTAAATATAACGCCCTCTGCTGCACTTAACCACCCACCTAACATTTGATGCTTGTATTTCTCAGGTCTCCTTTTCTTAATATTCTCTATTTGTTGTAAATAGCTTTGTGATAGGTTTTCTTTGTTGTCTATGTAGGTTGTATGTATATATGTAATATTGTCTTTGGTTGTATTAGACCCCTCTTGTATTCCTTTGTCCTCAAAGTATCTTCTATATATCCAATGTTCTTTGCTTGTAGGGTTTAGTATTAGGATCACTCTATTATGACTTCCCTGCTGTCTCACAGATAGGTCTATTTTATCAAATGTGTCCTCTGAGGTTAATTCTTCTGCTTCATCTAAAACAAAGGTTGTAACGCCCTGTAATGACTTCAGGTTAGCTGTTTGGTCTCCACTTGATGTCTTAATACCCTTAAATATTATCTTGCTTCCTGAACGCTTATTTTTGATTTCATCTTTAGTTATATAAAAGTCATCAAATATATTAAGCAGCTCTAGCTTGTCTATAAATTCAGGAATAATAGAAATGTATGCAGAAGCTAAAGTATATCTAGTAAATAATATAGTATGTCCTTTTTCGTATGTGAGAAGAACTAATAAGACATTTATACTAAAAGATTTTCCTGATCCTCTACCCCCAGTTAATATAAAGTATCTTGAATCTGTTTGTGTGATAGGTGCATACTTTTTGTTTATGTCTATCATTTAAAGTTAATCAGGTCTTTAAAATTGATATTAAAACCCTCACTAGAATTAATATCTACTGATTCTTTTGGTTTACCATATCTATATCCAAAGTACAAGCTCATAGCTCTATCTGACCCCTCTTTAATCTTTTTACCTAGTGTTTTTATAACCTCATCATTGTCAATTAAACTATCTAGCTTTTCTATTAGTTTTTCTTCTTCTACTTTTTTAGGTCTCCCTGCACCTTTCCTTATACCACCATTACTTTTTCTACCATCCATTTATTATAGCTTTAAATTCTAATTCGTGTTTTATTTCTTTTAACATATATATTGCATCTCTGTTATCTTCGTTTTCTATTGCTTCTATTATGATGTCTATGTCGCTTATTATTTGATACATAAAGATTGAAAAAAGATTGTTTAATCAATTATATAACGAAAAAAATTTATTGTTTTATATAATCTCCAAATTGTTCATCATACCCTATTTGATCTTTAGGGTCTCTATTTCTATTGTATTGATCTTTATACCATTTCTCATCTCTTTTATTCTCTAACTCTTTTTCTAGGTTTGCTAATGCTCTCCAAGCTACCTTTGCGCTATGTAATTGACCATCAGTATCAACTTTACCTGCTTCGAATAAGTGTCTTGTTAGTGCATCTAATTCATCTGTGCTTTTTGCTCTATCCCAATGTAAAGGTTTGTCAGGATGATGCTGTTGATTTCCTACATAAGACACTTTAGCAACCTCAGCTAGTGCCTTAGGAAAATATTTAATTAGTCCTGTATATATAGGTATTTGTTTTCTTTTGTTTTTGTCTGTTTCCATTTAAAATATTTGTAATTGTTCTGTATGTTGATTTAATCTTAATTTTGCTTTTTCATAATACTCTTTATCAATTTCATACCCTGCAAGATCGTATTTTAAATTATGACAAGCAATAGCTATTGAGCCACCACCTAAATGTGTGTCTAATATTTTATCTCCCTCTTTTGCATAATTCATAAGCAACCACTCGTATAATTTTACTGGTTTTTGTGTAGGATGTATTCTTTTTTCTAACCCTCTACCATAATCATTAATCATTTTTGTGTTCATTGTTCCTGCTTGAACATTACCACTCCATTGAAAATCAAACATAGTAATTCTATTTTGACAATTTGTAGCTGCTATATCAGCGTGAGAATAAGTGCTTTTTAAAAAAGGTGTTACTAACTTATTATGTATTATTCTACCTTGCCCAAATAACTTTTGTGCTTCTCCATAATAATTACATCCCCAAATAATGTGCTTTTTAGAAACTCTTAGCACTTCATTAAAATAATCTATTGTTGGAGTAGTATTATTCCAATTTTTTTGTTTATGTCCTTTTGTTAAAGTTCCATTTTTAACTTTTTTGCTTTTACTAAAACCTAAGCCAATTCCATAAGGAGGATCTACAATAGCTAAGTCAAATTGGTTATCTGACATTTCTTTCATAGCTTCTACACAGTCTTGGTTATATAGGTTTATCATAATACTTTTTCTTTCCACTTCCAACTCTTGACTACTCTCTCAATGCTTTCTATTTTGTCAATATCGTTTGGAACTTCTATTACTAATTTTACTAATGGGTTTTCTAGTTTTTTTTGTAATGTGCTACACTTGTTTTCTAGGTAGTGTATTCTGTCTATCTCATCTACACCTAAATTACTTCTAAAAGAAAATATGTTGTATATCTCTTGTATTTGTTTATTGTCTTTTTTATACATTTCAAAGTTCTTTACGCTGTGTATAAGTGTAGCGTGATTTACTGGTTTATTATTCGCTTTTAAGAATAGTGCTATGTTTACCCATCTCATACCTAGTTTTTCTCTTAGTATGTGTATAAGTAATGATCTCATTTCTACTATGTTTTTTTTTCTGCTATCTTCAAATATATTTGTGCCTGATAGTTCTATTATTTTGTTTGCTATTTCTAAAGGTTTTAAATTATTCATTTCGTAATTTTAATAAATTATAACATTCTACATATTTCTGTCTTGCCTTGCCTTTGTATTCTTTTTTAAATAGTTCATATAATCTTTTAGTGTATTGGTATTTTGTTGTGCATCCTTTATAGTATTTTTCTGCAAACTTTTTTCCTTTACCTTTAAAGTAGTTTACATTGTCTGCACTATCTCCTGCTATCATTTGTTCATAAAAGTTGTATAGAGCTTCTTGTTCTGTTATGTCTATAACTTCTTTTTTATGATAATTCCACATCAAGCAATTAAATTGTTTGTAGTCTTTGTCTATTGCACATATTATGACCTGTTCTCTACCTGCTTGTTTTTGTATTTCATACCAATGTTTTGCAATTAAATCATCTGTTTCTATTCCATACCCATAAACACTACTATAATTTTCTTTTACATAATCGTGCAGCTCGTGTAATAATGGTGGTAGTTCTTGATTTTTTCTGTTTGCTTTATATACTGGTGTAATTTTTTTTCTAAAATTTCCTTTGCTTCCATTAAATGTTATGACATTCTTTACATTATAAACCTCATCAATATCATTTATTATTTTCATAAACTGCTCATCAAATTTACCTGCTGCATCTTTAATGTCTCTGTAATATTTATCTTCTAGTTCTTCTTTATTTTTTCTAGTCCTGTAACAACTTGCAAATACTAAGCTGTCTGCATCAAACAATACTATCATATAATATATATAAAAAAGTTAATACTAAACCTGATATTGATATGCAGGTTAATTTCATAGTCTCTTTGTATTTTTCATCAGACCTACCTTGTCTTGATCTGTACTGTCTTGGTTTATTTGTTTTAAGTTTGTTCATTTTGCTTTCTATTCTATTAAATCCTATTTCTTTAAAATATCTTTCATTCATTAATTCTAGGTAGTCTTTTTTTTTTCATATACTATATACCCCTCTTTCTTTAAGAGTTTTATATATTTTTGTTTTTTCTTTTGTTGCTTTCTAAAGTGTTCAAATGTTTCGTTGCTTATTACCATAATTTTTTCTTTGCAATATAACGAAAATTATTAAACTTCTGTTAATAATTATTTAAATTTATTATACTGGCATCATTTTCTTTTAGCAGATAGACTTCTTTCTTTAGTCTTTTCTTAGTCCAAAACGATGTGTCAGGACAATATAGTTTAACAGGGTTTGGCATTTGTAGATTGTCTAGCCAATACATATAATTTGCTTTAGGATCATTTACAAAATATAATCTTACATCAACATCAGGTGTTTCCATTAATGATTTATATTTTTTAACTTCTAATAATTTTTCTTCATAATATTTATCACGAAACTTATATTCAATTATGCAAGATTTTTTTTTAGGTGTAAATCCTTTTGCATCAAACGATTCATATTTACCACCAGTCCATTCTAAATCCCACCCCATTACATTTAATATTATTGTAACAGCTCTTTCCCACTTATGTATTTTGCTAATTCCCATTATCCCAAATTTTATTTAAATCAGCTATCCATTGATTTATCTGCTTTGGGTTACAGGTGCAAGGGTTTGATAAGTTATGTTTATAGTAGGTTCTGTGCAGGTTGCATACCATTTCAAATTCTTTTCTTGAAATGACTGATTTTTTTGCCATACGAAATTTCTTCCATTTTTGTCTGTCATCTTTATTAAATTTAGTTACCATCTTTTTATTTTAATATTGTTTAGTGCATCTTTTCTCTCATCACATCCACAACTTTCTTTTCCCCTTTTGTGTGCTATCCAAGTAGCTATTCTTTTACCTTGTCCTAATGTGATTATGTTTATTACTTTTTCTATTATGTTTCCTAATTTCATATTTCTTTATATTTATATAGTAATTGTTTTTTAATAAGATATGCTTTTTTTTGTTTTGTATCTCCTCTACCTACAAACTTCTTATATGTTAAATTGTTTTCTGTTATACATTTTTTTATGTTATTTACCATAAACCAATTATATTGTAAGCCATCATATATTACCCACCACATAGCTTTTGTTGTACTTAATGCTGAGGGTTTATTATTAAATTCTATTTCTATTACTATATTTCCTGTGTGCATACTTTTTTTATCAGACTTAACCTCTACACCCATTTCTAATTCAGGTATGTATATATCCCAGTCTTTACAATATCCTTTTTGTATATATGCTTTTGGGTATTTTTCTTGTATTTTTTTTAATACAATGTTTTCATATATTTTTCCTACTTTTAAATCAGATTGAAAAACATCATTCATAATAATTTTTTTAACTTTTCTTTTACTTTGTTGTATGTGTTATATAGTGAGTAGTATGGTATTCCTGTTTTTCGTGATAGTGATGCTACGCTTTCATCTTCTTGGTTTAACATCAAGAAAACTTTTTTGTCATACCAGTACATTTTGTCTAACGCTTCTAATATTACTTTATATTTTCCCTCGTAATCAATGTCTGTCTGTCCTGCTCTCAACTTCTCTGTACCTACTCTTTTTATATTTTTACCCTTTCTCTTTAGATCGATAAACATTGTTCTTAATGTTAAATAGATATAATAATAATTTATGTCGTGTTTTTTATAGCTTATGTCTAAACCCTTTTCTAGTTTTAATTGTATTTTGATATACATTTCTTGCACAAGATCACAAGATGTCTCATAATCTAAACCAAACGACTTACAAATTTCTATCCAGTCATTATTCTTTGCGAACAACAACTTCATACTTTTTTCTATCATAACTACTCTTAGTCAAGAGGATCATATAAATCCCCAACTATTATTGGTAGTCCTAGCTCATTTACTTCAAAACTAAAAGTGTCAAAAGCATAACCTCTGCTTCTTTTACACTTAACTGTAATTCGTTCTTTGTGTACGCTGTTCTTTTCAAGTTGTATTTGTGTTTCTGTTTTCTTTTCTAGGAAACTTCCTAAATGTCCTGTTGGTTTCTCTGAGCCAAAATTACTATGTATTACTAATATAATATGTATATTGTAAATTTCACTCCATTCCATTATTTTCTGCACAACATCATTTGCTTCTTGTATATTATTCACATCATTACATAAATCTGCTACCCCATCAATAATACAGCATCCTATGTTTTCTTTTGTCTTTAGACAATGCTCTATAAATTCTACTCTTGTTTTTGGCATAAGTGTTCTCAAACTATAAGTATGATAGCACCCTTGTTCATTGTATTTGTTCATTGATAGAACTCTCTTAAAAACTCTACCACAATGCCACGACCCTTGTTCTGTATCAAAGTGTATAAGGCATCTTCCATTTCTATGACCTTTAATGTTTCCACCAAAAGTATTACCCCCTGACAAATATACACTTGCCAACAAAGATATAAAAAAAGTTTTTTTAGTTTTAGGTGCAGCTTGTACAAAGCTAAATGATCCATAAGTTCCTATGGGTACTGGTAGCAGTTGGTCTCCTGTGCTAGATTTTATTAGCTTCTCTCCCATTGAGATTGCTACTGGTGGGTATGATAATTCTTTGTTTGTGTCTATGAAACAGCTTTGTTCTATCTGCTTCATTAAGTCTTGGTGGTTTGTCATTTGTCTAAGATAAAAAAAAAAGAGGGAAAGATACTATGACCCTACCCTCTTATTAGAAAAATTAAAAAAATTTCTTAAAATGGTAAATCTTCTTTTTTGTAGGCATCTTCTGTACCTGCAATTATATGGTCTGTGTTTTCTTGCTTTTCTGCAAGTTGAACATTACCATCAGTCCATACTACTTTTCCATTACCTAATGTATGTTTTTTCTTTTTAGCTTCTCTTTCCTCTTTACTTTGAGAATCGTAAAGCCATACATTATTTCCAAATCTAGTTTGGTCATTTACAGATATTGTAAAGTTGTAATAAACTGCACCATCTTTGCCTTTAACAAATTTTTCTTTTGGTAGTTTATCTACCCTAATACTCGTACTAATTAATAAACTCATAATATAATTTTTAAATTAAAGATTGTAATTCTGTTTTTTGTTCTTGTGTTACTAAATATTTTTCTTCTACATAACTCATAGTTTTACCTGCCTTTAAAACCTTTATAACATCAAACCAGTCTTTTGTACCTTTTGTAATTTTTGGTTTGTTATTATGTTTATGTATGGCATCTGCATCCTGTGTGTCATCTATTAGAAACAAATTACCAAGTGCATACTTTTTTCCATAGCTACTTGCAGTTCCAAATTTCTGTGGCATTTGCATACCCTTTTGATCTAGCTCTACACCTACTATTGCACTTGCTTTCATTCGCATTAAACCATCAGTAATTATAGCTGTTGATTTTATGGTATGACTATCAATAAGTTTTTCATTAATTCTTACTGATAATCCTAATGGTATTAAAAAGGGTTTTATAGCTTCTAGTATATCTTCAGCAGACCTATAATAATACTTACCAAATTTATTAAACTTGGTTTTTTTAGCTTTTAATTCTGTTTGAATCTTAGCTATTTTTTCGTTAAATGTGTGTTCTTTTTTCATCAACTAATTTTTCTATTTGTATTTGTTTAAATTCTAAAGCATCTTTTAATGCCTTAGTTTTATTTTTCTCTTTATCAAGAGCTTTAACTAATGCTTCTACTCTATGATTAAGATACTTGACCATTAAGATACTATAATTGTGTTTCATACTTTCTTTGATGTTCATCCTTTAAGTCCTCTAATGCTCTTTTACGAATATCAAGATGTCTATTATGTCTATCTCGTTCTTTAGTGTGATATGTAATATCAAACTCACATTCCCTTATCGTTTCCTCTAAGTTTATTTGTTGTTTAGTTTTAAGTTCTTCAACTATATGTTCTGTCATAATATAAATTTAATTTATTGCAAGTTATTAAAAAAATATTTAATAAACTAATTATAGACAAAAAAAAAGGATTAACCTAAATTAACCCCCTTTCTCCCAAAGACAAAATGAACAGAACTAATCAAAATTAATTATTTATCCATTAAATCTACAAACTCTTTGTATCTATTTATCAACGAAATTAGATCATCATTTGATAATTTTACTATTTTTTTACTTTCTAATAGTAATTCTTCTGCAATATCATAACCATATTCCTTATTAAGATTTAAAGCAAACTGGTATTGTTTTCCTTGAGACATAACATTACAACCATAACATTGTGGTCTTGCATTTTTTTCTGACCACCTTAACACATAATGTCTCCTGCTAATAAAATGACCACATTGCATATAATCTTTATAGTGTTTTTTAGTTTCACAAGTATAACACTTAACATACCCTTTTTTGTCTGCTGATTTTAGTCTAATATATTGACTAAATATTGTATCTAATTTTTTTATTAATGATTTTCTAGTAATTTTTCTAGGCATATTATTATAATTATAAACAAAGAAAAGAAAAAAGAAAAAGTAAACAAAAAGAAAAAAGAAAAGAAAAATACCCCCCTAAAAAAGAAACTAATAATATTTACACGATCCAATAGGAGTGATTACCTAAAGTTTAGCAACTTAGACTGATTTGCGACAGCTGACAAATATATAAAAAATTATTTTAAATAAAATTTTCTGTATTTATAACAGACTTTAATTACTAAAAATAATAGTATTATACTCCAAATATTTAAGTGTGGTTCTCCACACATTCCTAGTAAGTGTTTTAATGTTTCCATATTATCTACCCTGACCTATATATTTTTTTTTGTATTGTTTTGATGTCTTTAATCTACTTGCATTTTTACTATGTGGATGTGATCTTCTTTTATTTTTTCTATAAGTAGATATTATCTTTTTTGGCATTATTTTCTAAGAATTTTTGCAGTTTTTTCTATACCCCTTGATGTAAAATAAAACCCTAAACTCATTATTACTATTTGACCTAGTAAATCTACATATTGATTTGCAATATTAAAATGTCCTATATTACCATCAGTAATAGCAAATAATGTATATAAAACTAAACTAAAAATAGTTAATAGAGGTCTTATGTTTTTTGATAGCCAACTATCACTTTGCATATCAGAAGCGTGTCTTGATGTAATTTCTTTTTCTAAAGATAATTCGTGAGACATAAATATTTCTGTCATTTCTTTTTCAAATGCAGCTTTTTCATCTTTTGTCTGTACAAATTTATCTACTACTCCTGAAATTTTATCAGCTATGCTACCACCTGCACCACCAAATATTTTTGCTAAGATTTGTTTCATTTTAATATATTTTTATATGTAATACTAAAAAAAGAAAATAAATATTTATCTCTAAAAAATCATTCTCATAATCTTTTGGGTGTATTGAAACCCCAACGATAAAAGTAAAACCACTTATTGATCTATCAATTAACGCCACTTCGTATTTCACGACATTACATAGTAAGTTGTTTGTGTTCCTTTTCTTACTGCTCTTAATATTCTGTTTCTGTTTGCTTTTTTATTTACATAAGAAATGTGAATCCATTGAGGACTAGAATCTTCTTGTGCAGGGTCTCCCCCAAATTCGTAAATAAGTTGGTCAAAATCAGAATTTTCTTTTAACCACTCAAACAGCTCTCTATTAGATTTTTCTCCCTTTGTAGTCATATCTATTGCTTGTCCTTTTGTATGTTGCGACTTAGCTGTTGATCCTACTTTTTCACACAGCTCAGGACTTCTATAAAAACTATTAATACGAATAGGGTGTTCGCACCACTCTCGTAATGGTTGGAAAACTTTTTCTGCTGTTACTTTCATACTCTTAAGATGTGTCTCTGTTGGCACATTCTTAATTTTATGTTTCGCAGCAGTCTGTGAATATGTCGCTTCTTTATAGCTTATATTATCACTTATCTTCTCCTGATTCTTCTTCGTTGATTTCTTCGTAGCTACCATCTTTTAAATCTATGTTTATTTTACCATACTTTTCTTCAAGTTCTTTTTTTGCACCCTCTTGCTGACTTACTATGTCTGCCCAAATATGCAACAAACTATGTTTTTGTGTTTCTAAAACTCCAAGATCGTGTTTAATTGCACTTTTCTTTTGTTCTTGTTCTTGTAATTCTTTTAGTTCTTCTTTTGATATTTTACTCATTTTTAAAAATTTAATTAATAATATTCAAATATAGTTATTTACATTTACATTGTTGTTTTAGTTCGTTCACTTCTTCTTGTAATTCTTGTATTGACTTAACTAATACAGGAACTATTTTAGAATAATCAACTGTTTGTGTATTAATTTCTCCATTTTCTTTAATAGCATCTTTTTCTCCACCTACTGCTTGAGGTAAAATTTCTTGCAGTTCGTGAGCCATAACTCCAAAACTTCTTCTGCCATTTGTTTTCCATTTAAAGTCATAAACTTTAATATTAGAAACTTTTTCTAAACCATTAAATTCTTGCAAATCTTCTTTTAATCTATAATCAGAACTTGTTGTAAATAAAGTTGCAGTTCCATTAGTTTGTATTTTACCAACAGCACCATCTGTGTTAAAATATTCTTGTAAATCAGTTAAATTATTATTATCTGAAGCCTGTACTAAAGTTGCTCTTCCTTTTGAATCATTTTTAAACCCACTTCCTAACAAATGAGATGCACTTGGAATTGATGTTGCTCTAAATAAAATATCTCCTGTATCTGTAATTGTCATCCTTTTAGATGGAGCTCCACCACCTGAGTTTGTAAAAAATTCTAAATCTGCAACATCATCTGCACTTCCTCTAACTGCCCTAATAGAAGCCATTTCATCTGCTTCAGCATAACTATGAAATGACACCCTACCTGTGTTATCACCTGAACTATTACCTAATCCTGTTACTTGTAAAATACCCTCGCCACCTGATGTTTTTCCTTTAACTGAAAGTATTGTATTACTTGCACCAAATGTGCCATTAATAGCTGTACTTCCAACACTAATATTTCCATCATTTAATATGGTAAATGCCCTAACAAAAGTAATTGCTTGTCCTGCTGTTCTTGTTGCTCCATTATCAACTCCAAAATGAAATTCTCCACTATTTGTTAATGTTAATCTTGTGGCAGGTTTATTTGTTGTAGCATAAGTGCCATAATAAGCATTAGCAGTTATATTAGTTTCATAATTTTGTCTTGATGTAATTCCACATCCCTGAGTTCCAACATCTAATTGTATATTCCCTGCAATTAAATCTTGAGGAACTACACCAACTCCAACATTTCCATCTTTCCCAATAGTCATTCTTGTAGTAGCTGTTGTATTATTTGCAGCAGCAGTTCCAAAAATTATTTTTGATCCACCATTTGCACCCTGTAATCCTATATGTGCGTGTGATTTTCCTGTATTAACAAAAGTTCCTGTGTTTGGATCTCTTTGTGTGTTAAGCTGTAAATTAGTAGAATCAAAATCTACAAAACCACCATCAGTAGTACCTCCTAATAACAATTCTCCTGAAGTTTGATTTCCTCTATTAATTGATGTATCTCCTCCAAAAATTGCTCCTCCACTTTCGTGAAAGGCAACTTTTCCAGCAGAAGTTCCTATTGTAATATAATCTGCTGTGCCACCACCTATTGATTCGCCTTTAAATTCCCAAGTTTCATTTCCTACTTGTGTAACTTGTAAAAAGGTTTGATTATCTGCTAAACCAGAAATGTTAATTTTTTTACTTGTTCCAGTCATATTGATATTTCCACCTAAATCAATATCATCACTAAATGTAGCTGAGCCACCATTTGACATATCTAAGGTTAAAGCAGTTATAACTGAGCCACCATCATTACCTTTGAATAAAATATCTTTGTCTTGTATTGATGAAAATATTGCTAAATCATCAGAATCATCTTTAAATTTAGCGTATTCAACTCCATTAACTTTTAATCTTATATCGTTTCCACCTGCATCTAAACTTATATCACTTCCTGAATCTAAAGTTAAATCATCAACTGAAGCTATTGTTAAAATACCTGCTCCTGTTTCTGTTAAGGTTGCAGCATTTGAGCCATCTCCTGTAATGGCTAATGCCCCTAATAAAGTTGCTCCAGTATTGGTAGTTTGGAATTTTTCGGAATCATTATAATAGAGCGAAACCTCTGCTCCTTTTGTACAATTAATAAAAGGTTGGTTTCCTGTTCTTGAGCGTATAAAAATACTTTCATCTGAACGAATATATAAATTACCAGTTCCTGCTTCATCAATATAAGAATTGGAAGAATCGTGGTAAATCTCTAAATCTCCTGAATCTCCAAATTCAGCTTTTACATTATCTGTAAATGCAAAGTTTTTAGAAACTATTACTTTTACAGCACCACCATCAACTCTAAAATATTCTGTAACTGAACCAGTACCATCATCACTTCTAAATTTTATATCCCCATCATCGTGATAATTATCTATAAATAAATCTCCTGTATAATTTCTAATAAGTGAATTTGTAGCATCGTGGCTTAGTTGTAAATCTCCACCTGCACCAAATGTCATAAGAATACTATCAGGAATTTTTATTCTTGTATCTCCACCATCAAATTTTAAGTATTCTGTTACACCACCTGTGCCATCATCTGTTTTAAATATAATATCTCCATCATCAGCAGTATTTTGTATTACCAAATTTTCTGTTGTCGTTTCTATGTATGAATCGCTACCTGCTGTATGATAAATTTTTAAATCTCCACTACCACCAAATTCTATTTTTTTATCATCAGCTATTAATACAGCATTTGCAAATTGTGCATTTTGAGATGTATCTAAAGTGATAGCAGTTGAATTATTAGAGGATAAATATAAACTTCCATTATCGTGGGCGTGTAAAAATTGTTTACCACCTGCAACTAATTTTATATTATTAGCACCTGCAAATTCTAAATAAGTATCTCCATCTCCAAAGTGATATAAATATTGACTTATATAAGCATTTCCTAAAATTAAATTAGCATAATCAAATCCTGTTGCAGTTTTATCTACTGTTGTTGTTGGCTCTGTTGTTGTTCCTTTAAATAAATTAAATGTATTAGAATCTGAAGCATCTGCAAATAGTCCTAAATATCTATTTGAGCCATCATTGTACCTACCATAGAAACCAATATCAACTGAATTAGCTGAATTGTCTTTAGCCATAGATATAAGAGGGTCTTCGACTGCAAGTGTTGATGTATTCACAGTTGTAGTTGTACCATTAACTGTTAAATCTCCTGCTATTGTTAAATTTCCCCCTAAACTAGCATTACTTGCATCTACAGAAAACTCCTCTGTTCCATCAATATCAAATTTATATTTACCATTAGTAGAAGCTATATTGAAAGTATGTAAAGCGTGTGCTGAAGTGTTTGTTCCAGTTGTTATAGATAATCTTCTTGTACTTCCACTTCCACCCTCAAAATATTTACCCTCACTTGCTAAATCTATATCAATTTCTGCTGACGAAGTTATGCCATCTGTATCTGTAACTCCTGTAACACTAACTCCTGCACTTGTAGTTTCAAATTTCTTACTTGCATCGTAATACAAATCAACTGAAGCACTATCTTGACAAAGTATAGCAGTTTTACTTACACTTGATTGAATATATACATTTGAACCTTGAAGAAATAAACTGCCTGTGCCATTATCTTTTATATAACTATTTGAACCATCGTGATATATTTGTAAGTCTTCCCCACTACCTGCTATAAATTTATTTCCATCAGTAACATAAACGTGCCCACCTGAATTTATATTGCCTGTTGTAGTAAAAGAACCTGTAACTGTTACTCCATTTGTTGTAGTTTCAAACTTTTTACTATTATCGTGATAGAGTTCAACAGAGCCATCTGTTTTAAATCGTGCTTTAAATTCATTTGAATCTGGGTTTAATATATCTACTTCTGTACCACTAATTCTTAAATTACCTGTACCTGTATCTTTAATATAAGAATTACTGCCATCGTGATATATTTCTAAATCTTGCGAAGCACCAAATTTAATTTTTCCACCATTCCCATCAATAGCCATTAATAAATCTTTACTTGCAACTAAAGATTCTATGCTTCCATCTAATTTGAAATATTCTGCTAAACCACCTGATCCATCATCACATTTAAAGATAATGTCTTTGTCATCTACAAATTGTTGTATGTATAAATGCCCTGTTGCACTTGCTACTTGATTTATAAAACTATCCGAGCCATCGTGAAAGAGTTGCAAATCATCAGAAGCACCAAATCTAGCTTTTACACTATCTCCAAATCTTGCATCTTTTAAAAACTCTATAAATTCATTTGCACCACCAATAGATAAATATTCAACTGTTGAGCCACCTGCTTCAGCGTGAAATTGTATTTCTTTATCAGTAGTAATATTTTTAATAACAAAATTTTGACTATCATTTGATAATCTACCAAACTCTGCACTACTTGAACCTTTTAATACAATATCATTTCCACCTGAGGTTAATCTTAAATCATCTACTGAAACAATATCAAAATCTCCACCACCACTCTCTGTAAAAGTAGCTGCATTAGAACCATCCCCTGTAACAGATAAAACCCCTGTGATAGTTACATTAGAACTAAATGTAGCACCTGTAAATACTGAACCACCTGTTGCTGTTAAACCACCTGTAACAGTAGCACCATCACTTGTGGTTTCAAATTTCTTACTATCATTAAAATACAACTCAACTTTATTGCCACCATAAAAAGCAGCCATTGTTCTATCTGATGTATCTTTAACTACTATGTTATTGTTACCTTTTAAAAGTCCATTAACTTGAAGATTACCACCGATTGTAACATTGTCAGGTAAACCTATTTGTAATTGCTGACTACCTGCTGAGGTTTCTATTTCGCCTGTTGTACCTACGATTGCAAAAGTTTGACTATCAAGATCAACAGAGCCAGTTCCACTATTTCCACTAAAATCTAAATCTTCTAAAGTAATTTTTGCAGCTACATAATCGACTACTGCTGCACTTGTTGGAATAGTAGTGTCATTATCATTTGAAGCAATACCATCAGCTTCATCAACAAACTTAGTTATTGTAATACTTTCTCCTGTATCTTTTAGTGAACCAAATTCTAGTGTTCCACTTGCCTTAAAATCTCCTGCATTATTAAGATAAACACCAGTTTGATTTCCTGACCCATCTGTAAGTTCTCTTAACGAAGCACTAATAACTGCATTATCAATGGTTTTGATAAGTCCTACATAAGTGTTTGATATTTTTGTGTTAAATAGACTTGCCATAATTTATCTTTTGTTTATTTCTTTTTTTTTTCAAAAATGTTTTTAATTTCTCTATGTTATTCTTTTTAGGTTTATATCTCATAATACCCAACCATTAAATGTTTGATCTTGACTAGGACTTATTTGGTCATTTGTGTTACTTGTATATTCAGGGTAGTTAGATTGATTAAAATTCATATAATCTACAAATCTTCTACCATAATATTCTCCATTATCTCTTGCCTTTTTTACTATGTAGTCAAGTTCATCTTTTGAGACAGTCTCAGCAGTCTCGCTACTATGCTTAAATACACCACCATTTCTTATCTGTATATAATGAAATGGGTAAAATGCTGCTTGTGCATACCATATTAAAGCAGGTACTATATAATCATTTAACAATGTCTTATATTTAGCGTTTGCACTAAGGTCAATGTCTCCACTTGTAATCAAAGAACTTATCTTATCATATAACGCTGTTCCTGTTATATTTTTTATTTCTAATTCCTGACTTAATTTGATAAAAGGCAAAATTTTGTCTGTATCAATGTTGCCATCCATATTAGAATTTCTTATTAAATCTGTTCTATTTAAAAAAAGTGCTGTTGCCATAATTATTTCTTTTTCTTCTTGCCAAACATTTTATCATAGTACGCTTTTGTGTACCCTTTATATCTCATATCTTTAGGTGCTACTGGTACTTTTTGTGCATTTCTAGGAAACTTAAAACCTAAACTTTTAGCTTGTCCTGATGTTATTTGTTTTCCCATACCTGCATTATCCCATTTTTTTAGATATGTCTGTCTATACCATCTATGCTGACAGCGACTTCCCCCTTTGTATAACCATATAGAATATTTGCCTGTACCTTTTTTTCCACCTTTAGAAAATTTAGGGTTTACTGCTTTTTTTGTCATTTCCAAAATGTCCTCTTTTCTATATACCTTTTTTGCCCTAACCATTTTTTTACAAAATTCCCTTGAATTAGAACCTGTCTTTGTAGGATTGTAAACATACCTTACTAAAAATTTACTTAGTTTTTCTACTGATTGTTTACTTGTTCCATCTTGTTTGCTTTCTTTTGTTTTTCTAGCTATACCTGTACTTACAAATTCATATATTTTTGATAGTGTAGATTTCTTTTCTTTATTAAGCTCTTGTATAACGCCATCTAATTCGTGATCTTGCTCGTAATCTACTGCTCTTTGATCTACTAAATCATAGTCTTTTAATAGTTCTTCTTCTGTCTGACCTAAGTTTATTAATTCATCAGCAATTTCTCCACCTAATTTATCATCTAATTCAGGTTTTTCTTTGCTCATTTGTATTCCTGTTTCTTCCTCTATATCTTCATCATCTTGTAAGTCTGTATCTATATCAGTAAATTCAAGAGGTTGTAAGGTTACAAAATAAAGTTTTAGACTAATATCATTATAAGCTAATATTTTGTCAAAACAATCTATTAAAATCTCTTGTAGAGGTCTAATAACAGTATTGTCAAACAACAAACTTGCAGTTTTAATTTCATCTGCATTAGAACCAAATCCACCATTTTCTCTAATACCTAAAAGAAAAGGACTAACTATTCTATGACCTATCATTATTTTCCTAGAACACTCATTACTTAAAAATTCATATTGTTGGTGTGCATCAGATAATTGTACAGGTGTTAAACTTGGTTCTTGTTCTTTAGAATCTGAAAAACTAAGTATAAATTTACCTGCATTACTTGACCCACTAAATTTTTGTGCTATTTTGCTTTCTAATAATCTTCTTTCTTCAGGGTTCGGTACTCCATTGTGCATTGAAATTAACATTGTAGGACTTAAACCCTGTTGTATATTGTTAATATGGTAATTGCTTATTTCTTCTTCTAGCTCACAATACTGAATACATCCATTCCAAGATGGTGTACTATAATAGTATAAACCTGCTTTGTATGGTTTTATGTATAGTATTTCTATTGCTTCGTTACTTGTACCAAATGCAGCTATTCTTTTAGGTTCTTCATTAGGTTTAATTTTAGACCAGTCTTTAAAATAATAATATGCTTCTACATCTCCTTTTTCATTCGCTTTTTCTGATCTTAATGTTTCTACTGGAAAATGCTCAGCTGTCGCTAATGTTTTTCTGTCTTTTGAATAAACAACCTGTATAGCTGCTTGACCAAACAAATAAAAATCATAAGCAATTTTTCTAACACAGTCTTTTTTAAATAAAGAGACCATTTTAGCGTACTGCTCAGGTTTTTTATTAGCATTTAAGGCATTTAAACCTTTTCCAAATATTTGTTGTGCTATGCCATTTACAGCAGCGTGATTTGTTGCACTACCATTGTATCTATCTAAGATATATTGAAAATAATCATTATCTTCTCCAAACTTAACCCAGTCTTTATTGGGTTGTTCTTTCATTATAGGTGTGGTATAACTACTTAAATTTACTAGACTAATTTCAGACTTTGAATTTGTAGCAAATTGTCCTAAACTATTTCTTTTTCTTTTTTTCATATTACAATATACTCATTATCAAATGAATTATTAGTTACATATTGATCCTTGTTAATACCATAATGGTCATTATCGTTTTTCTGATCTATGTCTTGGTCAGTAACAAATATTCTATCTTTATAAACTCTTTCTTTTTGGTTGCTATCTGTTTGCCATATTTCATCATACATTTCCCATAGACTTAAATTAGTATTCCAGTAATTAAAATCTGCATATAAATCTAAATCATAAAATCTTGCTTCTTTAAATATTGTATTACCACTAGCATCGACATAACTATTTGTAAATTGCATATAGTTTCCACTTGTAGTAACTGTATCTTCAAAATATGAAAAAGTTTTGTTTAACGAAGCATCTCTTACATCAATAGTAAATGACCCTAAATATTCTCTAGGTATTACACTAAGTGTTTGTGATGAATTTGTAGTCAATACTATCATTATGTATATAACGATTAAAATAAGTCAATTTGTAAAATAAAAAAGCACCCTGAAAAGAGTGCTTTGATATACTAATATTAAGAGTTTATTAGTGCTGAGATAGCAGATTAGTTTACATCTATTTGTGTACCCTGTGATTCTGCATTGTATGCTGCTGTTGTAACAAAGTCAGGTGCTTCTGTTTCTTGTGAAACAAATGTTAAAGAGTACCCATAAAGGTCTCCCATAGCTGCACCATTTGAAAATGTACCAGTTGTTAATTCGCAGCCGTGATCTTTACCTACCAGTCTAAAATTACCATTATAATCTTCAACTATAATATGAGGTCTTGATACTGCAAGTAATTTAATCTCAGCTTGTGTTTTTTCTTCTTGAAAGATTAGGTTCATTACTACTGATGTTTCGTAAAAAGTCGTTCCATTTTCTCTACTACTTGTTACAGTAGTATCTAAAGTTGATGTACCCTTTACATCAAACTTCATAAATGTTGGACTTCCACCAAAATCAGTTACCATTTCATTTGCAATAGTTAAAGCACCTAAAGTACCATAATCAGCAAATGTGATAGATTTAATGCCACCTACCCCTGTTTTACAAGGTAGCTCTCTCCCTTTTGTTAATGTACAAGCCATATTATTATATTTTTAAAAGGTTAAAAAAAAGGTAGAGTAAAACCCTACCCCTTTTTATAAATTATTTATACTGTTGGATCGTAAAGTACAATTTCGCTTCCGATTCCATACTGAACACCTGCTGTGTATCTAGCAATAAATCTCACATTTTGAGAACCATCTAAGTCTGCCATATCTAAAACTTTTACAAGATTTAAATCATTTAATAGACCTGTTCCAAAATATAAATTTGATTTTTGTGCTAACATCATTTGGTTGTCAGAAAGACCATTAGCCATAAAGATATTGACACCATCAAATGAAAGACCCTGTCCTGAGTACCACATTTGACCTTTATCATCAATACCATTAGCACCAACGCCAATAGAATAACCACCTAAAGCTCTTACATACGCTTTCGCTACATTTTTAGAAACATATAGGTTCAAATCTTCTTTACCATAAACTGCATTAGGACAAGCATCTACTACTTTACCCATTTCTGCAATAACATTAGCGTGAGTAACAGTAGTTCCTGTAATGTCAGAAACATCTGAATCTGCTTTTGCTAGTGTAACTAGACCATCATATTCTCCTGCTGTTGCATTTGCACCTACCCAAATGTTTTGCTCATTTTTCGCTGCTATTTCTGCTGAAATATGACCGATAAAAAAGTCTGAAAATTTAGGTGGCATATTTTCAAATGCTGAATAACCCATCTGTGCTGCTTCCCAGTCAGACACAAAAGGAGTTTTACATAATTGTAAGTTTACTTGAAATTCCTCAGGTTGTATGATTCTCTCAGTAAGAGTAACATTTCCTGCATCAGTAAAATCACAACTAGAATTTGCAATAAGTCCACTTGTAGCTACCTTTTTGATAACTTCTTTTAATTTAATGTTCGGTTTAACTTCAATACCACCTTGTTCAATAGTGTTTGAAGAAAGGAGAGCTGCTGCTATATATTTTCCTGCAAATTCCCCTGCATAAGTTGATGTAATTGATAACGCCATTTTTTAAAATTTATTTATTATTTATTTTACTTAAAACTCTATCTAAAGTTGATAGTTTCCTTCTTTGTGAAAATTGAAATTTATCTTTTTTTACTAATGCTTCAGGACTATGTTTAATCGGTTCAGCAGCAGGTGCAGATAATTCTTCTTTCAATTCTTCTTTAACTTCTTTTTCTGAAACTTTATTTTCAACGACTTCTTCTTCGTTTACTTCAATTTTATTTTCAGAAAATTCTTCTTTTATAGTTCTTGATTTAGGTTGTCTAGGAGAACCATCTTCTGCTTCTGCTTCAACTTCTTCTTTATCTTCGTATGATCTCATTTCTTCAACCACTTTTTCTAAATCAGAAACTCTGTCTTTTAATTCTTCATAGAATTTATACAAGTCCTCTTTTTCTTCTTCGGACTTTTCTTCTGCTTCCACTTCCTCTTTTTCAGGAGCTTCATCAGAAACTTCTCTAACATCAGCAATTACACCCTCTTCTTCAACAACGACTAACTCGCCTGATTCTAAGATGTATTCGCCAACTGGCATTGCAACCTTTTCATCTTCTGTTACGATAAAGATTTCTTGCCCTTTTTCAAACGATTCTGCTTCTACAACAGTACCATTTTCTAACTTCCTTTCTTCAAGCTGTACTTGAATATTTAAAAGTGTACGAATTTTGTTTATCATTTCACTACTTTTCATAATTACTTATTTAACGATTTATAAATTTAATTTTGCATTTTTAACTTGCAACTCTGCTTATTACTCCTATGCCTTGCGCCCATAATGAGCCATCACAGCACTCCCTAGAGTAAGTATCTTTGTCTTTACATAGACAACCCCTTGTACTTCCCTTTGGACTTGTTCTACTTGGTATATATGTTTCTTTAGACATTTATATTAAAAGTATGGATTGTCAAGAAAAAGGTCATTTAATACTAATTCTCCGATTTTACCATAAGCAGAATCTACTTTTTTGTAATTTGGTATTTGCTCAGGTTTAATTCCTAATTCTTTAGCAGCTTGATCTGCTTTAATTATTAGATCATTTACATCATCAAATTCAGAATCTATCTTTTTAATAATTTTATCAGCTTTATCGTATAACTTATTTCTTCTATTTTCTATTTGTTTAATAGATTTTAGAACTTCTTTTTCTACTTTAGTTACTTCTTTAATTTCTGATAATAATTCTTTTTCTTGTTGAGCTGCTTTTTCTAAAGCAGACACCATTTTACCTAAATCATCTGAAACAGATAATTGAACTTTCTCTAACTCAACCTTATCTTTAGGGAGTTTGTTTAATACTTTGTTTATGTTGTGTTTATTAATCATAATTTGTTTATTTACCTATTCCATCTAATTTTTTATCTGCAATAACTCTTTCGTTTTCTAATTCTTCTATTTGTTTTCTGTATTGTTTTACTTCACTTGGTTCATCTACTCCTAATTCCTTAAATGCAACCTCTAATTCTTGTAAAGCACCCTCTGCTTCTGTAATTGCATCTGACCAGTCAAACCTTATAATGTCTGATGCTTTAATTACTAACACTTGTGCATCATCATACGCTTCTTCAAAAGCATCTTGCATCATAGCTGCTGTTCCTACTGCATCTTCTAAATCTTCCATTTTAGAAAGTTTAACTTTTGCCACAGATAAATTTACTTCTTCTGTGTTAATTTTTTTTAAAACTTTATTAATGTTGGTCTTGTTTATCATCTTATATTATTTTTTAATAGGTACACAATTAGGTACTTTTTTACCATTTTTCATTTTCATACCATACTGCTCATATCCTGCTTGACAAGGTTTTTTTAATTTATGTTGTTTACAAGGCATATACCACACTTTATCTTCTAATTCGTGTTCGTGTGATCCCTCACATCCCATATCCTGTGCAACTTCTTCTGCTTTTTCTTTTGAGGAATAAGCAAGTCTATCTGCAATAATAGCAAAATCATCATCTACTACTTTATCAAGATTTATTTCTATTCCTTTTACAATATCTGCAATTTGACTAAGTAATAAATCAGCTTCTTGCTCACTAAGTCCAGTAGTATTATCTTGTGGTCTTTCCATTTTATCTGCAAAGTAACCCTCTATTGAGAATCCTTTTACTTTTCCTGTTTTTACATACTCATTCCACACATCATCATTGTTTACTTTGACAGCACCCATCCAAGTACCTACTGGTACATCTAAACCATACTTTCTTGACTTGTCAAACTTAGTATCTTCTACTATCCAACTTTCTACTAGAGTAAGTCCACTTAATTCGTGCTTATGTTCTAGTGTTGAATTGTTTTGATTACCATTTTTAAGGTATAATTGTGATGCTTTTTCTACTGTGTCTTTAGAAAAATATATATAATATTCATCTTTTCCTGCTTTTCTATAAATAGGTTTATTAGGAATAAGTAATGCACCCATTAATATCTTTTTTTCTTTATTAACTTCTGCAAGTTTTATCTCATCAGACTTTAATGCTAAAAAATTTTCTTCTATTGCAGGGTTTTCTACTATTGAGATTGCTTCTATGCCCATCATACTTTGAGCTTCATCTAAAATAAGTTCTACGATTCTCATATTTTTATAACGATTTTTTAGTTAAATTTTGTATTTATATTGCTGCACCATCAACAATATTTCTTTCCAGTCCTTGTGCAGTTGTTACATCATTAGAAACCACAAATGCCTGTATAGGTTGTTGTGATTGATCTCCTATTGCACTTGCTAGTTGATTTAAGCCACTATCTCCTACTGATGCTATGTCAGGCATTACTGGAGATGGTGTCGCAGGTACAGCAGGTGTAGCAGCACCCCCTGTTCCACCCTTTGCAAAACTTGGTGCTGATGGTTCTTTACTGCTTGTTATTGATTTTACATTAGCAATACCTGCTGCAACTACTGCTGCTGCTGCAATAAAGTTAAAAGGTGGTGGACTAGCTGATAACGCTTTGTTAGCACCTGAAAATGTATCTCTAATTGCCTGTACTATTGCTATTGCTTTTCCAAATTTACTATTTTTACCTACTATTGATGCTAGATTACCTAAAGCACCTGTGATTGCATCTTGTTTTGCTACTGCTAAATCTTTTTCTATCTTTTCTTGCTCGTTTGCATTAGCTTGTTGATAGTCTAATAACTCATTGTTTGCATCAATATATGCTTGTGTTCCTTTTTTGTATGAATTTCTTTTTGCAGTAAGTCTTTCTTCTTCTATTGTTTTTTCTAATTCTAAATCATCTAACATCTGTTGCATACGAGCCATATCATTCTCCATCATTTCTGCATTAAATGCTCTTTGTTCTGCTTGTCTTGCTGCTGTTGCTTCTGTATCACTAGCTTCTAACTCCATTTTTTCTTTTAACAAAGCAATTCTGTTTGATTCTTGTTCTGACATAAAACCAGTAATCTGTGCTTCTACTGCTTTTAGTTCATTTTTAGCTTCTTGTAATGCAATGTTATCTTCATCTAGTCCTGTGAGTTTAAATTGTGCTTCTGCTGCTGCTAAAATTGCTTGTGCATTTTCTAGCATAGCTTCTTTTTGACTTGTAAGAGTAGCTTTTAATTTATCATTAGCTTCAATTCTATCGGCAATACTAATAAGATCATTGTCTCTTATTTGTCTTTGTTGTTCTGCTTGTATATCGTATTGTTCTATTAAACCTTGATTTGCTACCCTTGCTAATTCTGCATCTTTTCTTAATTGTTTGTTAGCTTTTGCTGTTTCTGTTGCAGCTTTTATGTTTTCTGCGCTTAATGCTTCTGTTGTTACTTTTGCTATATTACTAACTTCCGAAATTGCTTCTCCAAAATCATTAACAATACCTTTTCCTGCATCAAGAGCTTCTGTACCTATTTCAATAACATCTTCTTTTACACCATTTAACTCTGCTTTAAGTTCTTTAATTCTTTCAGGATCGTTTCCACCTAGCCAAGATTGTTCCCACGCTAATTGTGCGCCTAATAACGCTGCTTTAATAGCATAAAAAGAAAGTTTAATAGGAGTAAGAGCAAGAGTAAGAAGATTACCCATTATTCTACCTAGAGCATCAAAGTTTTCTGAGTTTTTAAATATGGTATCAGCTACTTGATTAAATATAATTTGTGCTGTCTCTGTTGCAGTAGTAAGAGCATCCATAACTGTTTGGTTACTTCTAACTGCTTCTGAGATAAATTCAAATGCTTTTTGTAGTATAAATAAAACACCTGCGAATTTAGCTAAGTTACCTATTGTAGAACCGACTTTTTTGACCCCACTTGCAGCACCTTTTGCTGCTTTACCAATTTTAGATACACCTTTCTCAGTCTTACTATTAGCTTCTTCTACTTTTTTTTGCAGATTAGCTACTTGGTCTTGTAATTTCTTTATATTTTTTTCAGCTTCTTTTGCTTGTAACTCAAAATCAACTACTACTTTTTGTGGCATCTCTGTTTTGTTTTATTTGTTTTATCATTTCTCTAAAACTTTCAGCAAGTTTATATTTACCTTGAGCTATCTTAATATTCTCAGTTTCTCCATTTGTTATTTGTAATAAGTCTATTATATTCTTTATCATATTTCATTTAATAATTCTAAACTACTTTTTCCTGTTATTAGGTTTGTAGTTATGCTGTTAATTTTGTATGTATAATTATTTAACGAAATTTTATCGTTCAATTTTAAATTATAAAAGATTTTTAATGGTAGATACGCTTCTACTTTAGTTAAACGCTTGTTATTGTTAAACACGCTTTGTATATATGTTTTATAATTTCTTTCAAATAATGTATCAGTAAATACACTTGCATTTGAATTTTCTGCATTGTATTCATTAATTTCTAAATTATAATTTATATTTATTTTACTGGTAGATGGGCTTGTGCTTAATGAATTTGATGGAATAATATAATCATTAACTGATGCAATAGTTCCACTATCATTTCTTAAAGAAATATTATCTCCATTATTAATTTCAATAGCATAAAATATTACTGGCATACCAATATAAGATTGTTTATTGTCATCTACTGACCAACCCCATTGTATGTCTGTATCTGCACTACCTGTTAAATTAATTAATCTTTGGTATTGCAAATGCTCAAAACTTACATTAACCTTATATTGATTTTGTGGTGCATCAAAAGAGTCAAGATCAGAATAATCTAAAGAACCCCATTTTCTGTTGTTTAATTGTTCATATTGTTTAGATAAAAATGTACCTAAACCAGTATAAGAAAAATCTATTTCTTTAAAAGGTAATGCAACATCTACTGTGCTTTTTGTTGAATCTACATAATCATCTATGTTATGTGTTATAGAAGAAGCTGCATAAAAATCATCTAACTTTTGTATTACAATAGTGCCTGATTCATTTACAAATGCAGTCAAATTAAACATCTTAAATATATTAGTTAAAAAATCTATTATTTTTATCTTAGGTATTTGTGCTGATATATTAAAAGGAATAGTTGTACTTGTTGTAAATGCCTGTGAGTTTTTAAATGCAATAGTAAAACCTGAACTTCCACTTGCTTGTTCATCATCATCATCAGTTACAGTAACACTAAATTCCCACGATATATTAAGTGCATTAAATGTTACTCCTGCTACTGATGCTATTTCTATTGAGTACGAACCTGTTGGAACTGTTATATTACTAAACATAGTTTGTAAACCAGTTACATTACTTAGCTCACTATATACACTACCATTTCTTAAAACCCTTACACTATATGTTGCATTTGTAGTTGGGTTAATAGTTAATGTATTAGAATCTAATGTGTGTGTGCTTGGCATTGGTTGGTAAATTAAAGCATTACCTGATGCACTAAAATATCCACTTGAGCCACTTACAATACCCATAGGTGTAGCAGTTACAAAAACTAAACTTAGTTGTGTCTCTGCTTCTACATTTCCTTTTTTTCTGTGTAACCACATCCATAAATTATAAAATTCTGTAACAGATGTGTTATTAAAAAAATCATTACTAAATGTTATTTCACTATATTGTGATTCTATTGCATCTATAATATATTGTAGTCTAATTGCATATTTTAATTCTTTCCAAAAAACCCCATTAGCATTATAAGAAGCATTTGAATTATAATATAAATTGCCTAATTGTGCATTACTTGAAGCACTATCATATATTAATTGTTGTGTATGTGTAATTAATGGAACACATAAATTATTGTTTGTTAAAGTTGCTTCTATTTTATCTTTAATTTTTGCATAAGTATAGTCCTCATTTAAAGCATCTAAACTACTTAAGTTTCCTAATTCATCATCTCCTAAAACATCTTTTAAATTTACAGTATTACCAAAAAATGTAACTCTATATGTGTGTGCTATATTATTTTTTAAATCTACTCCCTCTAGCTTTATAAAACCATCTTTAAATGGAATATTATTTAATTCTATTTTTGCTTTTCGTTTTTTTCTACCATCAAAAGTTCCTGAAATATTAAACCTTTGATAATGTCTAAATAATTTGTTGTTTGTTTTAGAAGCAGGTAAACTAAATGTTTGAGTAAACTCTGTAAAAATTTTAGCTATGTCTTTTACATTTTGTATCGTTTGTGTAATAGATACGCTTTCATCATTAAATAAATCTACCCTAACATATATTGGTGTTAGGTCTTGATCTATATTTTGGTTTATGTATAACTGTAATTTTTGCATTATCTAACATTATTAATATAATCAAACGCTTCTTCAAAGTCTATTGTGTATTCTATTAATCTGTCATTTAATTGTGTCTTTCTTGTAAAAGCACTTGTAACAACTTTTACTGGTATTGTTTTTTCTACTTGTGCATAGTTTTGTCTGCGAACCCATACATACTCTGATAACAATAATTCTTCAAACCACTCATTTGTAAATTCAGGGTAATATCCTGAGCTTAATCTTATTTTACCTTTGCCCTGTTTGTTATATGTTTTTATATTGTGTTGTGTCGTGTCTAGTGTTGCTGTGTTGCTAGTTGCAAAAGTTACTAAACTTTTTTGATAGGTTTCTTGTGTAGTGTTTAATGTATCTACTAATTTTGTTTGAAACCACAATTCTTGTATAGCACCCCATTTATTTAAAAACAAAACTTTAATAGGTGTGTATTTACTGCACTCTAATCTTTCTATTGTTATTGTTTGGCTTCGTAATGTTACGCTTGTTTCAGAAGCATCAAAATCATTATATTGTACAGCAAGATTTGTATCAAGATATGGAAAAGAACCCTCGTAACCACTTGGTGCATATACTTTATAACTATCTGTTCCTACATAATTTGGAGATACTAAAAATACTTGAGAACTATGTATTTTTGGGTTTACTCCATCAGTAAATATTCCATAACCATCTATCCCTGTATGTGTAACTGTGTCTGTGCTACCTACTTGTGTGCCACTTGCATTTGCTTGTGGGTAAAACTTAATTGCTCTTGAAATAGCAATAGTATTGGCAGGGTGTGAATTATCTGTTGCTACTGCTACATCAAGATAGTCTCTACATAATTCTGATATTTCAAATTCTACATTTGATCCTGCTGTACAAGATTTTATTATTGTATATCGTAATGTGCTATCTATTGTTAATTCTAACTTAGCTGACACAGCAGTAGAGGGTGTTAATTTTACCTCATATCTTGGACTTCTTAATTTTATTATACTCATTTTTTAGTTCCTAATATTATTCCTTTTTCTACATCTAATGCAAACGCTTTTTGAAAAGCATCAAAATATTTTTCCTGCCCTTTGTTAAATGGTTTTGAAAAAAATTGTGTAGCTCTTAGACCTGATAAATATATACTTCTTGTTATTAAAAATTGCATAGATTGTTGTGTTATAAATCTACCAGTTTTTTTATCTCTACCTTTTATTTTTTTTTGTTTTACCCATTTTTCTATTGCTTTTGTTAAGCCACCTGATTTGCCTGATCCTGTGCCAAATTTATAAGGACTTGTAGGTGCTTTTTGTATTCCTTTCCATACAGATTTTTTAGGTAATTTATTTGGGTTTGCACCTTTTACCCCCTCATCTACAAACTCTCCATAATCTTCCATAAGAAATTGTACAAGCAATGCACCTTTTTCTACTTCAGGTTTAAAAGACAATGACTTATAAAGTTTACTTGTATTGTTTCTATTAGGGTATTTACTATCCCCCCTGTCTCTACTAAGGTTACTTCTTGACTGCTGTATAACATATTCAGCAAATTTTATTAATTCTTTTTTACTTTCTTCAAACATTATAATTGCCAGTTTAAACCTGCTTTTAGATATAATAAATCTTTATCCCAAAATTTAGTTTTTTCATATTCTGTAAATACACCAAAACTTTTTGTTATTTTCCAACCAAACATAACTCCATAATTGTAATCTATCCAGTCATTTTTTCCTAAAAATCTTTCATAACTATAATTTTCATTACCCCTGATATGTTTGTGTATAGGGTAAACATTACCCCAACTATGTAACCACCATTTACCATCATTCCCATAATGGTAAAAATCTAATCCGACAACACCTGACAATGTGCCTAAAGTTCCTATGGCATCTAACTCTCTTTTGTTATAATGATTTACAATATCTTCATAATCGTTTTTTCTAAAATCTAAATCTGTGTCTGCTACTCTTTCTCCATTTTCATCTAGCCAGTACCAGTCTATTGCATCAGGTTGCCCATCAAAATTATAATCTATTGAGTAACCTACATCTTGGAAACCATACTCGTAAGCTAAATCCCACCAGTTTACATCACTAGGTGCAAGATATTCTGCAATAGGAGAATAGCCATAAGGTTTGTGTGTCCTTACAACTGACCCTATACTAAAATTAAATTTTTTAACAGGTAATCTAAATCTTACATCTGCTGCTTTATAATCTAAATTAATTAGACCATTTTGTTGCATCTCTATTTTTGCACTCCAGTATTTTGCTAAATATCTTACAAAATATCTTTGACTTGTAAACTCTCTACCCCTTTGTTTTCCTTTTGTATATTGAAATAAATATTCAAGTCCTTTTATTGATCCTGAGTTAGATTGTAAACTAGAGTTTTGTTCTGACCCATCATAAAACTTTTTAGCTTTGTTTTCGTAGTCAAATCTTGCAATTCTACGCCATCCAAAACTTAATAAATAATCATTAGATTTTTCAGGTGTTATATCTACAACATCTCCCTCTTGTGTTACAAAATATCTGTCAGGTGTAAATAATGGACTGGTTTCTGAATATGATGTGTATAAAGTAGAATACTTAAAAACATCTTTAAAAAATTGTCCTTGTATGTTTAGTGTTATTAATAAAAATAATATTGTTAGTAATTGTTTCATATTAAAATTTGTTTTCTATTAGTTTGTCTATGTGTTTGTTTATAAGCTCAATACAATTTTCAGGTAATTTTAAATCTATACCACTTTCTACTCTAATTATTTCTTTGCCATTATGATATAATACAACAGTAGGTAAATATTTTATATTTTCTTCTCTAAATAAAACAGCTCTATCTTCCATTGTAAAATAGTAAACATTGTAAACTTCAAAAGGTGTCAGCTTTACTTCTGATTCTTTTACAAACCCTGCTGAAAATTGTACTACACTAATATCGTTTTTAAACTTTTGACTAAATACTGTGTTACTAAAAAGCAATATAAAAATTAAAATTCTCATTTGTTTTTGCTTATTTGATATAATCTATCATCTATTTTTTGTAAGTTTTCTTTTATTTCGTTTATGTCTTGTGAAAGCACATCTTGTTTTTCCTCTAATCTTTTAACAGTTTCTCTTACAAGCTCATCTTTATATTGAAACTCTATTGGATTTACAGAATTATCTTTTAAGTCAATTACATTTTGTGTGTTTTGTGCAACTGATGATGACAAAGTAAAATATGTCGTTGCTAGAGATATTGTAAAAATTATTATTATTGAAATAGTTTTTAGATCAAGTGTTAATTTTGAGTTTTCTGAAACTTCCATTTTAGCATATAGTTATATCGTTATTAATTATTATATCCATATTAGCTGACCATCCTGCTAACTCATTTTCAAACCTATCGTAAAAAGGGTCGCAAACAGGGTCTCCATCTAATTGGTATTTGTTTGTGTGTAGTGTTCCTCTTTTTAAAACTTGCACCACTTTGTTAATTACACCTAATTGTGTATTGAGTATGTTTTGTTCGTTAGTGTTTCCTTTAAATATATCTATTGTTTCTTCTTTAGACATATTTACAATATCCATAGTAAGTAGTGTAATATTAAATCTTAAAACCTGTTCTCCTATTGAAACACTATTAATAATTATATGACCAAGTGGAAATATATCTTGCTTTCTAAGATTGATTTGTGTGATGTCTCCAGTAGTTACTGTATTGATGTTTATGTCATCTAACAACTGGTTTTTAATTGTTTCACTTACTTGATAAAAACCCCTTACTCCCTGATTGCTCATTTATTAAAACTTTTTTTCATTCTTTTATTTTCTATCTCTTGCTTTTCTTTCATATAAGTCAGGGTGTACAAACATTGATGTAGGTCTAACTTAGTGATATTTTCAAATCTTTCAACACACCCTTGAGAGAGTGCATATATTGATTGAAACCATCCATATTTTCTTGAAAAGTTAGAAACGCTGTCAAGTCCACCTTGCTCTCTTTTTCCAAATAACTCGCCATAGTCCTCGACAAGTCTCTCCCTAAACGAAACAAAAAAAAAATTGACCCCATAACAGCAGACATTGGCATTTCTAGTAGCTCATCTTTTCTGTCTAAGTCATATTCTTCTATTAAATATTTGTCTTGTATCTTATCTTTTACTGGTCTATATAGCACATTCATAGCGAGGTGCATATTATCCCAGTTAGATATGTGTGTGTCTAAGTCAATATATTCTCCAAAACTTATATTATTAAGATCAGGAATAAAACCAAACTCTTTGCTGTTTAAATAAAAGCTATTTGTAAGAGGTGGTTTCTTTTCAAACATATCATTAATAATTTTAGCCACTCTTTCTGCATCAGACATTTTCATTTGTCTTACAGCTGTGGCATCTAAATTGCAAAATATCTCTATCATTTTACATTGTATAAAATAGGGATCATCATTTTGCTCTTGTAACTTGTGAAACTTTTGATATTGACCTAAAGTGATTTCGCTTAAATCATTAGGAACACTTAACTTCTTTCTCATAACTATATAACGAATTTAATTTACAATTTTTAATAAATAAAAAAGTGAGCTAA